AAACGCCAGCAGCAGCAACCCTGCGCATCGCCGCAATGAGATGATGGCCTGTGTTAAAGGTCTGGAGCTTATCGCGGAAATGCGCGGTGACTGCGCCGTTTTCTACACTATCACCTGTCCGTCGCGTTTCCATTCCACGCTAAATAACGGCAGACCAAACCCGACCTGGACAAACGCGACGGTAAGACAAAGCAGCGATTATCTGGTCGGCATGTTTGCTGCATTTCGTAAGGCGATGCACAAAGCCGGGTTGCGCTGGTATGGCGTGCGGGTGGCTGAGCCGCATCATGATGGCACAGTTCACTGGCACCTGTTGTGTTTCATGCGCAAAAAAGACCGCCGTGCCATCACTGCATTACTGCGTAAGTTTGCCATCCGTGAAGACCGCGAGGAGCTGGGCAATAACACTGGGCCGCGCTTTAAGTCTGAGTTGATTAACCCGCGCAAAGGAACGCCGACAAGCTACATCGCGAAATATATCAGTAAGAACATTGACGGTCGTGGTCTGGCTGGCGAGATCAGCAAGGAAACGGGTAAATCTCTGCGTGATAACGCTGAATACGTGAATGCTTGGGCGTCTCTGCATCGTGTTCAGCAATTCCGCTTCTTTGGTATTCCGGGGCGTCAGGCTTACCGTGAACTTCGCTTGCTGGCTGGTCAGGCGGCAAGGCAACAGGGTGACAAAAAAGCAGGTGCGCCGGTACTGGATAACCCGCGTCTTGATGCCATTCTGGCTGCTGCTGATGCTGGTTGTTTTGCCACCTACATCATGAAGCAGGGCGGCGTACTGGTTCCCCGTAAATATCACCTCATCAGAACCGCTTATGAAATCAACGAAGAGCCGACCGCCTATGGCGATCACGGCATTCGTATTTATGGCATCTGGTCACCCATTGCAGAGGGCAAGATCTGCACTCATGCAGTGAAGTGGAAAATGGTTCGTAAAGCCGTTGACGTTCAGGAGGCGGCAGCCGACCAGGGCGCTTGCGCCCCTTGGACTCGTGGCAATAACTGTCCCCTTGCTGAAAATTTGAACCAACAGGAGAAAGATAAATCAGCTGACGGGGACACCAGAACTGACATTACCCGCATGGATGACAAGGAGTTGCACGATTATCTGCACAGTATGAGCAAAAAAGAGCGTCGGGAACTGGCTGCAAGGTTACGCCAGGTGAAACCGAAACGGCGCAAAGACTACAAACAGCGAATTACAGACCATCAGCGACAGCAGCTCGTCTATGAACTGAAGTCCAGAGGATTTGATGGCAGCGAGAAAGAGGTCGATTTACTCCTTCGCGGAGGCAGTATTCCGTCAGGGGCTGGCCTGCGTATCTTCTATCGGAATCAGCGTTTACAGGAAGATGATAAGTGGCGGAACCTGTATTAATTACGCGGATTAACAATTCGTGCTCTTAATAATACCAGGCATATCAGGCTGATGAACGTAAAAAAACGTTTTACATCAGTAAGATTATTATATACTGTAAATATAAACAGTGGTCATGTATACAGTATTGCTTGTGGTGTTATAGGAGGAAAGATGCAGGACTATTTTTTGGAGTCTTTGAAGCTCCAGCGCATTGATTTTTTTCTTAAGCTTGTAGCGGCTAGTGAGTGTAGTGATGAAGAGAAGGGGCTGGCTCTGCAGTGGGTTTCTGAATTGACTGATGAACTCATGGCAAAAATCAGAACCCACGAATACAACCGCTCAATGGATGTCATCAGCTGAGGTGACTTTTATGCGCATTGAAATAATGATCGATAAAGAGCAGAAGATTAGCCAGTCTACCCTGGATGCCCTTGAATCCGAGCTTTACCGCAATCTGCGCCCCCTGTATCCCAAAACGGTAATTCGTATCCGCAAAGGTAGCTCTAACGGTGTGGAACTGACCGGACTGCAACTGGACGAAGAAAGGAAGCAAGTGATGAAAATTATGCAGAAGGTGTGGGAAGACGACAGCTGGTTACATTAGGGTACGTTGCGGACGATAAAACTGGTTTTTACCGTTCGCAAGGTTGAGCAACGAGCCGTGCGAGGCGTTAGTTATGGATAAATTGGTTGCAGGGTGATATGTAAATAGGTTAATACGTAGCACTCTTCGAATAGTTTCGTATTTTTGTTGTCCTATAATCATAAGATGACAGCTTCCATGCACCACAATCCGTGGCGTTTGAGGCATAAGGAGGAAAATATGTCTGAACTTCTGCGCAAAGTTCTCTCTGCACCAGGTAAGATTATGCAGGATGTCATCCGTCAGGATGTGCAACAGTCTGATAATAGTAAAATTATCACAGATGCTAATGGTGCGGCGACCTTAAACATGAACAATAAGCAGGTACGTGAATCAATGCGTGCCAGAATGGAAGAATTGGCTGCAAAACGACAAGGATGAGGAATGGGACCCTTAGTTATCATGGTCGTCCTGGTTTGCGGGTTCTGGTACACCGAAAATCATTACCAGTCCCGCATCAGGCAAGCAAGAAGTAATGGTTGGAATTCCTATTTTTATGTAGCTATGCATGGTTGTAAGTTTGCTATTCAGGGGTTTACTCTGATGGCTGTTACATTCGTTACCTTGCTAGTTATAAGCTCAGTTATCAATGTTTTTGGTTATTTTTGGCCTAAGTTACATGTGGACTTTTATTCATGGCTCACAGACGTAAAGATAATGTCTTACCCATTGTTCTTTGTGTTGTCTATGCTGCTTGCGGTGTTTATTGCTTATGACCAAGGTAACAATGCGCGAAGAGCAATAGAAAACGAAGAGATTCGTCAATCTGCATATCGCGAGATGGCAGCTCAAGATGGAATTGAGTCACTGTTAGTTCAGGCTATAGATGAAGGTAAGCTCATCTTTGTTACGCTAAAATCCAGAAAAGTTTACATTGGTTACGTAGCTGCTCCTCGGATGGAGCATCAGGAAACTCAGCATCTGGCTCTCATACCATACATCAGTGGTTATCGTGATAAAGATACGCTCAGATACCATGAGCAGCATCGTTACTATGAACTTTACCTTAGTAAAAATATTACAGCAGACTCAACTCCACTGAACTTAAATCATTTTAGGCATGTAATCCCAATGGATCAGGTTGAGAGTATTTCAATATTTGATACTGAAACTTATAAATCTTTCGAAGATTTTTCTACGCCTGACCAGACCAAAGTCACTGCATGACTATGCCGCATGAATATGCATGATCGTTCGAGGATCGTTTTTGCTGAGGCCCGCCAGTTCTGGTGGGCTTTTGCTTATGTCATGCACCTGCATGAAAATCGCTACAAAAAGCGGGCAGGCGTGGCGGGGATACGAGCGCGCGCAAACATGTTTACTTGCAATTAATGTAGATATATTCTGAAATTGATAACTTACACATGAAAGGAGACGTGAGAGTGGCAAAATATACACCGGGCCAGAAAGTAAAACATGCAACAGGACATGGTCCAATCATGGTAATTGATCACTACCAATCGGCTACAATGGCAGTTTGTACGTGGTTTATTGGTGCTAAGAACCAGCGCGGAGTTTTTCATGAAGATACTCTAGTTTTATTTGTTCCAAAAGCTGAGAGTGATGATGAATGATTCTCTGATAAAAATAGTTGACTGGATGGTTAATACCACTCGTTCTAATGGTGTGTTGTATCAGTCCGAGGTTGTTGAATTTCTAATCAATGACTTTGGGGACGAGTTCATCAAAACTAATGAGAATGGTAATTACGCTATAAGCAGTACTGTGCTAGCAAATTTTAGAAAGGCTAGCAAAGACGATATAGTTTGGGATCGTGAACAGTTAGCTTGGCGTTTACGCAATGAAAGCGATTTACCCGGACGGATGCAGTAGAGATAATACAGATAATAGTGAACAAGCTGATAATTTCAACTTGTTCACTTCTTTTTTATGACTGATTATTTTCTAAGCCATAATATTCAAATTTGACTACCTCTTCATCTAACCATTCATTAATTTCGGCAATGCGTTTTTGTAAAGGCATCAGTTCATTCCGAACAAATACCCGGCTGGCTTTCTCCACATCCCCAAACCCCCCTACATTATTAGGCATAATCCCCATCATCTGCGGCGGCACTCGGTGTGCTGCCATCATGTCGTCCCGGCTCACGTTCTTGATATTCAGAAACTCATCCTTCGCCGCGACTTCTGACAACGGGATGATCTGAAGCCCGTCCTTTTTGCCGTTAGGCGAGTACATAAACAGATTGCGGAAGTTACCTGGTCCTTTGGCGCTTTTCATCGCATTGCGGAGGTTGTTCACATCCTCCTGGTTTTGCGCGGCATCGGTCATGTACATGATGAAGCCTGCATGACTGCCGTTAATGTAATACTTTCGACGGAACAGCGTGGCGGACTCGTTGAGCAGGGCAGACGGAATGGCAGAAAGATAACCGGGCAGGCCGTAGATCTCCTGATTAATATCCGGTTCCATTAGATGAAAAATGCTGCCTTTCGTGAACTGATACGGCTGGGTTGTCATACCGTATTGCACAAACCAGTAGGTATCCAGGTCTAACCCGCGTCGGGTGTATTTTGCCAGCGCAGGCTCAAGGGCGATAACTTCACCGAATCGGTTCGTGCGTTTCTCCAGGTAGGCGTTACCAAATACCAGATAGTCCTGCACAAAACGCGAAAAAGCCTGCTGGCTGAGCAGCGGATGAGGGATATAGGTACTGGTCAGAATGTTGCACTTTACTGCAATCGGGGAACTGTGATGCACGGCGGCGCGGAAGGTGCGCGCCAGTCCGTCAAAGCTGACGGGCGGCTCATACCAACGGTCCATCTGTACGCATTCCACATAGTCCAGCAGTTCACGGCGGTCCAGAACAGGAACGGGATCGCCGAAGCTGAATGCTTCGGCTGTAGTTTGACTTTTAAGCTGGATCTGTTTCGTCGCCGCAGCTCGGTTCTTCTTACTCTTTCCCATCAAAAAATCTCCACAATATTGCTGGTATTGGCGGATTCGCCCTGCAGCGGTTCGTTAAACAGTGCGTGCATCGTTGCCCATGCCAGATCGGCGTGGCTGGCTTCTTCGCTGCGGCTGGCTTCATAGGTCGGGCGGTTGCCACTGGCGGTGGTGGCGCGACGGATTGCCATAAATGACTGCGCAATGTCGGTATGTCCGGCGTCAAACTCCAGACGGCGGTGGCTGATAATGTCGTAGGCCTTGAGTACCAGGGCGTTTTTAACGTTGGGGTTGTAGACAAACTCCCGGACGGCAGGAAAGAACGCTTTCACGTTCTCGTAAACCCCGTGACCAACGCCGGTTGAGTCGATGCCGATGTAGGTCACGTTGTACTGCTCGGTCAGTTTTTTGATTGCGTCAGCCTGGGCGCGGAAGTCCATCCCGCGCCACTGGTGACGCTCAAGAATGCGAAACTTACCGCCCGGCACGGCTGGCGGTGCCACCACCACGCATCCGGCGCTGTCGCCGTTCTGCGTACCTTTTGCCGGGTCATAACCGATCCACACTTCGCGCCAGCCAAACGGGCGCAGGGCCAGAGCATGAAAGTCGGTCCAGACTTCCCAACTGTCCACCATGCACGTCTGCAGCTCGCTGAGCGGAAACACGGACGCGAGATCGTCCACAAACTCGCACATCAGTAGGTTCTGGTATTCGTCCGGGCTGTACTCCATGCGCAACTGGTCGAGGTCGAACAGGTTACAGCCGCCGCGCACCGCATCTTCCACAGTGACTATCTGGCGGTACTGCCCGTCTGCGCACAGCAGGCCGGGGGCCAGATTGCTGTGGGACAGGTCGATGTCCACCTTATCGGCTTTGTTGCGCCCACGATTGAACAGCGCACCGGACCAGAACGGATAAGCACTGTGAGTCAGGCTGGATGGCGTGGAAAAATAGGTTTGTCGCCATTTTTTGTGAATAGCCATACCGGAAGCCACTTTGCGCAGCTCCTGGAATTTCGGTATCCAGAAATATTCATCCAGATACAGGTTGCCGTGATAACTCTGGGCCGTGCGGGCATTGGTGCCGAGGAAGTAAAGCGTGGCCCCGTTAGGAAGCACCATCGGATCGCCTTTCAGCTCCACCTCCACTTCTTTGGCGAAGTCGATGATGTACTGCTTAAAGACGTGGGCCTGTGCCTTACTGGCGGAAAGGAAAATCTGGTTACGCCCGGTAAGCAGGGCGTCAATCAGGGCTTCACGGGCAAAGTAAAAGGTCGCGCCGATCTGGCGTGACTTCAGCAGGTTGCGGATGCGGTTGGTTTTTCCGGCTTCCCACCAGTGGCGCTGGTAGTTGAACATGGAGGAATGGAAGATTTCTTCCAGCTTCTCAATCTGTTCATCGGTGAAGACATTTTTTTCCGGCTGACGGCGCGGGCCTTTGTTGCGGTTGGCGACGTTAGGGTTTAAGTCAGCTTCGTTGCCGCCATTGTTAAACTTGCCGATCCGCGCGTGGCGCTCAGACTGGCGCGCCAGCAGGTCAATCTCTTTGAAATCTTTCCCTTCTTTGTGCTCCTTCATAATGAGCTGGCAGTAGCGTGCGGCGGTGGTGAGCTGCATCTGATCCAGCGGCCCATAGTCACCCCACTTGTCGCGTTTTTTCCAGCTGTGAACGGTTGCAACTTTCTCGCCCAGCATTTCAGCAATGCGGGCGACGCGGTATCCCTGAAAGTACAGCAGCATGGCCTGCCGACGGGGATCGAGATCTGCGGGTGTCAGTGTGGTGTTCATGGCACAAACCTACAGCCTTGAATGAAGGCTTTCCCCGCCTGCGGTTTGTGTGGTTGTCGGTACAAATACCGCGCATTGTTTCACTGCCCCCATCACCGCAACCATAAGGCTCCAGTAAGTTTTTTCTAACGGAGCACGGCTCATGACAGTGAAAGCAAAGCGTTTTCGCATCGGGGTGGAAGGTGCCACCACCGATGGACGCGAAATCCAGCGTGAATGGCTGGAACAGATGGCAGCCAGCTACAACCCGGCGGTGTATACCGCGCTGATTAACCTTGAGCACATCAAGTCTTATCTGCCGGACAGCACCTTTAACCGCTACGGCAAGGTGACGGCGCTGTTTGCTGAAGAAATCACGGAAGGTCCGCTGGCAGGCAAGATGGCGCTGTATGCCGACGTTGAGCCAACGGAGTCCCTGGTGGAACTGGTGAAAAAAGGCCAGAAATTATTCACCTCTATGGAAGTCAGCCCGAAGTTCGCTGATACGGGCAAAGCCTACCTGGTCGGCCTGGCTGCCACTGATGACCCTGCCAGTCTGGGTACGGAAATGCTGACATTCAGCGCCAGTGCAGCCCATAACCCGCTGGCAAACCGCAAGCAGAATCCTGCCAATCTCTTTACCGCTGCAGAGGAAACGGTGATCGAACTGGAAGAAATCCAGGACGACAAACCGTCCCTGTTTGCCCGCGTCACGGCGCTGTTTACCAAAAAAGAGCAGTCCGATGACGCCAGGTTCTCTGATGTGCATAAGGCCGTGGAGCTGGTCGCCACTGAGCAGCAGAACCTGAGCGCACACACCGAAAAATCCCTGTCTGAGCAGGAAGAACGTCTGTCTGAGCTGGAGACTGCCCTGCAGGCACAGCAGACCGCCTTTAACGAACTGGTGGACAAGCTGAGTCATGAAGACAGCCGCCAGGACTACCGCCAGCGTGCAACAGGCGGTAACGCCCCCGCTGACACTCTGACCAATTGCTGATGGAGCACAAAACCCGATGAAGAAGAATACCCGCTTTGCTTTTAACGCTTACCTGCAGCAGCTGGCGCGTCTGAATGGTGTGGCAGTTGAAGAACTGTCCAGCAAATTCACTGTGGAGCCGTCTGTGCAGCAGACGCTGGAAGACCAGATCCAGCAGTCCGCCGCTTTCCTGACGCTGATTAACGTCACGCCAGTGACTGAGCAGTCCGGTCAGCTGCTGGGGCTGGGTGTTGGCAGCACCATTGCCGGAACCACTGACACCACCGCGAAAGAGCGTGAACCTGTCGATCCGACGCTGATGGTCGATGTGGAATATAAATGCGAGCAGACCAACTTTGACACGGTGCTGACCTACGCGAAGCTGGACCTGTGGGCGAAGTTTCAGGATTTCCAGGTGCGTATCCGTGACGCCATCGTGAAACGTCAGGCACTGGACCGCATCATGATCGGCTTTAACGGCGTGAAGCGTGCGAAAACCTCCAACCGTAGTGAAAACCCGCTGCTGCAGGATGTAAACAAAGGCTGGCTGCAGAAAATCCGTGAGGATGCACCGGATCACGTCATGGGCAGCACCACCACGGGCGGTGAAACCACACCGGGCGCGGTGAAAGTCGGTAAAGGTGGCGAATATGCCAACCTGGACGCCGTGGTGATGGATGCCGTTAATGAGCTTATCGACGTGGTCTACCAGGACGATGACGATCTGGTGGTGATTTGCGGCCGTGAACTGCTGTCTGACAAGTATTTCCCGCTGGTCAACAAAGAGCAGGAAAACAGTGAAAAACTCGCTGCCGATATGATCATCAGTCAGAAACGCATGGGTGGCCTGCAGGCGGTGCGTGCGCCGTTCTTCCCGCCGAATGCACTGCTGATCACCCGTCTGGATAACCTGTCCATCTACTGGCAGGAAGACACCCGCCGCCGTTCAGTTATCGACAACCCGAAACGTGACCGGATTGAAAACTTTGAATCCGTTAATGAAGCCTATGTGGTTGAGGACTACCGCTGCGCCGCACTGGTGGAAAACATCCAGATTGGTGATTTCATCGCCGCCGCAGCCGAAACTGGAGCGTAATCCATGAGCCTGAGTCCCGCACGGCAGCATCGCCTGCGCGTTCAGGCTGAACAGGCCGCCCGCGAGGGCGGCAGTGTTCGCCACGCATCGGGCTATGACCTGATGCTGCTGCAACTGGCGGAAGACCGCCGCCGTCTCAAGGGCGTTCAGTCCACGGTCAAAAAAGCGGAAATCAAGGTGGAGCTGCTGCCGAAATATGCCGCCTGGGCGGAGGGAGTCCTGGATGCCGGAGGCGCTCAACAGGATGACGTGCTGATGTACGTGATGCTGTGGCGCATTGATGCCGGAGATTATGCCGGGGCGCTGGAGATCGGGCGTCATGCCCTGCGTCATGGCTGGGTGATGCCGCTGGGTAACCGCAATGTGCAGACCGTGCTGGCAGAGGAAATGGCAGACGCGGCACAGAGCGCAATGCTTGCCACTACCGGGTTTGATGCCGATCTGTTGCTGCAGACGCTGGAGCTGACAGACGGTCTGGATATGCCGGACCAGTCACGGGCGCGTCTGCATAAAGCGATTGGCGCTGTCCTGAGTGAAAGCAATCCGGCTTCCGCCCTTAATCATCTCAACCAGGCGTTACAGCTCGATCCCCGCTGTGGCGTGAAAAAAGACAAACAGCAGCTGGAGCGCAGACTGCGCAATGACAGCCGCTGACAGAACGTGCCCCCGCGCACGGGCGGCACGGGGTGGCGAAAGGCACTGCCACATCAAAACCCCGTCCACCGCCCTCTATTTCAGGAGAAAGCAGCATGAAGTTTGTTGCGCCAGAACAGGCACCGGAACAGGCGGAAATCATCAGGAATACGCCGTTCTGGCCTGATGTGGACTTGTCGGAGTTTCGCAGTGTCATGCGCACTGACGGCACGGTGACGCAGCCGCGTTTAAAGCAGGTTGCGCTGTCGGCAATTTCGGAGGTCAACGCAGAGCTGTATGAGTTTCGCAGACGCCAGCAGATGCTGGGGTATGCCTCGCTGGAAGAGGTTCCGGCAGAACAGCTGGACGGGAAAAGTGAGCGCATTCAGCACTATTTCAACGCGGTTTACTGCTGGGCACGCGCCATGCTCAACGAACGATACCAGGACTATGACGCCACGGTATCCGGTGTGAAGCGGGGCGAGGAACTGGCAGAAGCCAGCGGTGATTTGTGGCGTGACGCCCGCTGGGCCATCAGTCGGGTGCAGGATGCGCCGCATTGCACAGTGGAGCTTATCTGATGAAAGTGCGTGCGCATCAGTATGACACGGTGGACGCGCTTTGCTGGCGTCATTACGGGCGCACGCAGGGTGTCACGGAGCAGGTACTGAAGGCAAATCCGGGGCTTGCCGAATTTGGCCCCTTTTTACCTCACGGGCTGCAGGTGGAGCTGCCGGACATTCCGACCACCACTACCGTGCAGACCGTCCAGCTATGGGACTGAATTATGACGCTTGAGCGAATCAGCGCCTTTATCACGTATTGCATCGCCGTTGTGCTGGCCTGGCTGGGCGATTTGTCCATCAAGGATGCCTCAACGCTGGGCGGCCTGATGATCGGTGTGCTGATGCTGGCTATCAACTGGTACTACAAACACAAAGCCTACCAGCTTCTGCGCGACGGGCAGATCTCGCGGGAGGACTATGAATCCATCAATCGTTAAACGCTGCCTTGTCGGGGCTGTGCTGGCTATTGCTGCCACGCTGCCGGGTTTTCAGCAACTTCACACCTCCGTGGAGGGGCTGAAACTGATTGCCGATTACGAAGGCTGTCGTCTGCAGCCGTATCAGTGCAGCGCGGGTGTCTGGACCGACGGCATTGGTAATACATCTGGCGTCATTCCAGGCAAAACTATTACGGAACGACAGGCAGCGGAAGGGCTGATCTCCAACGTGCTACGTGTGGAGCGGGCGCTGGAAAGATGTGTGAAGCAACAGCCGCCGCAGAAGGTGTATGACTCGGTGGTGTCGTTTGCCTTCAACGTGGGAACGGGCAATGCCTGCAGTTCCACACTGGTGAAATTACTCAATCAGCGGCGCTGGGCAGATGCGTGCCGACAGTTGCCGCGCTGGGTGTATGTAAAAGGTGTTTTTAATCAGGGGCTGGATAACCGCCGTGCGCGGGAGATGGCCTGGTGCCTTAAAGGAGCTGGACTATGACGCGTGCGCTGGCAGTAGTGGTGGCGCTGATACTCGTTGCGCTGGGCTGGCAGTCGTGGCGGCTTAACAGCGCCAGCCACACCATCGAAACGCAGCGCGCGGCGCTAGAAAGTAAAGCGCAGGAACTAACGAAGAAAAATAGCCAGTTGATCAGTCTGTCCATTCTGGCTGAAACCAACAACCGGGAGCAGGCGCGGCTCTATGCCGAATCAGAACAGACCAGCGCGCTGCTGAGACAACGACAACACCGGATCGAGGAACTGAAACGTGAGAACGCGGATTTACGCCGCTGGGCTGATATTCCTTTGCCTACTGACATTATCCGGCTGCGGGAACGTCCGACACTCACCGGAGGTGCAGCTTACCGTCAGTGGTTGTCCGCGAGTGACGCCGTGTCGGCTGGATCAGGCAACGCCGCGCACTAACGGTGATCTGAACGCGTTGCTGGATGAAACGGAGGCCGCCTGGGCGGTCTGTGCAGACAAAGTGGATATGATTATTGCTTGTCAGGAGCGAAACAGTGAACAAACCACAATCCCTGCGCCACGCCCTCAATAAAGCGGTGCCTTATGTCCGCAATAACCCGGACAAACTGCATCTGTTTGTGGATAACGGTTCGCTGGTTGCCACGGGGGCCAGCTCCATGTCATGGGAGTACCGCTACACCCTGAACGTGGTGATTGAGGATTTCAGCGGCGACCAGAATCTGCTGATGGCCCCGGTTTTGCTGTGGTTGCGGGATAACCAGCCCGATGCCATCAATAACCCGGCGTTACGGGAAAAGCTATTCACCTTTGAGGTGGATATTCTGCGCAACGATGTCTGTGATATCAGCCTTAACCTGCAACTGACGGAGCGTGTGCTGGTCAGCACTGACGGCAGTGTGTCGAACGTTGAAGCGGTAGCGGAACCTGATGAACCTGAAGAAATGTGGACGGTGAAACGTGGCTGAACTGCAGAAGGTGGACGACTGGCTGAGTGCATTATTGGCGAATCTGGAGCCAGCCGCAAGAAGCCGCATGATGCGCCAGCTGGCGCAGGAACTGCGCCGGACACAGCAGCAGAACATCAGGATGCAGCGCAATCCAGATGGCAGCAGTTATGAGCCGCGCAGGGTAACAGCACGCAGCAAAAAGGGGCGCATCAAACGTCAGATGTTTGCGAAGCTGCGCACCACAAAATACCTGAAAACTGCCGCCAGCGCCGACTCTGCCAGCGTGCAGTTTGAAGGCAAGGTGCAGCGCATTGCCCGCGTTCATCACTACGGCCTGCGTGATCGCGTCAGTCGCAAAGGACCTGAGGTCCGTTATGCAGAGCGTCGTTTGTTAGGGGGGAATGATGAAGTAGAAACTCGAACTAGGAATATCCTAGTTCGATGGCTTATAAGTTAGCTCTTATTTTTGGATGAGCGTAAAAGACTCATTAATTCTATGATGATTTTTTCTTGAAGTAGATTGGGGGTTTTTTCGAAACTTACATTGTGTTCACGTAATGTTTGAATGATTTTGCCGAACTCATCAGTATCACCTTGCGATAGTAAGAATGCAATTCTCTGGTTGTCATAGTCGTTGCTCATTTGCATGTTGTATTTAATGAACACAATAAATAACCGAAGTATATATCCAGTGAATAATATTCCAGATAAGATTAGTAAATAAGGTGCCGCGGTTTCAATGGCTTTTTCAAAGGTGCTTTTAGTATTTAGGTATGTTGAATTAATACCTGATTCATTTTTTTTGATTATCGGGTTTGAATTTTTTGAAGCGTTGAGGTTTTCTGATGCTTGTGCAAGTTTATCAGTTAACTGTTGCATGGCGGTGAACTTTTCGAAAGCAGATTCTATTTGCTGAGAGCTCAATCTAAGTGAGGCAAGTGCATTGTCACGCTTATTACTTTCTGCTTTATAAAAAATATAAGTTGCAGGAATGCAGAGTACAGCAGTTAATAAAATATATAAAAATAAGAGCGTAGTAATTTTAGAGCGGCTAGCTCGTTTTTCCATTGTTTTCAATATTTCGTTATATTTTTGTTCGTCAAGAACCATCATCTTAAATTTTATCCTTGGAAGATACATTGTGCCATTTATAGCACAATGTACCTGATCTACCGTAGAAGTCGATAATTCATCATCCTTAGTAGATGAACGCACAACTAACAGAAATCATGCGCCTTATCACCAACCTGATCCGCACAGGGGTAGTCACCGAAGTGGACCGGGAAAACTGGCTTTGCCGGGTGAAAACGGGCGAGCTTGAAACCAACTGGATCAGCTGGCTGACGCTGCGTGCCGGGAATGCCCGCACATGGTGGCGACCATCGGAAGGTGAGCAGGTGGTGGTGCTGAGTCTGGGAGGCAATCTGGAAACTGCCTTTGCGTTGCCCGCAGTCTATTCGAATCAGTTCGCGCCACCTTCGACGTCGGCGGACGCCTGCGTGACAGAACATCCTGACGGTGGCTGGTTTGAATACGAACCCGCCACCGGGCGCTGGTATGTCAGGGGCATCAAATCCATGGTCATTGAGGCTGCCGACAACATCACCCTGAAAACCAGTGAGTTTGTGCTGGAGGCTGACCGCACGCGTATTAACAGCGAAGTAGTGATCAATGGTGGCGTTACCCAGGGCGGCGGTGCAATGAGTTCTAACGGAATTGTGGTTGATGCACATCAGCATACTGGCGTCCTGAAAGGCGGCGATACAACCGGAGGCCCGGTATGACGCTTTATAGCGGGATGAACAATACCAGCGGCAAAGTCATTACTGATATTGACCATCTGCGCCAGTCGGTGCGGGACATTCTGCTGACGCCGCAGGGTAGCCGCATTGCCCGTCGGGAATATGGTTCCCTGCTGTCGGCACTGATAGACCAGCCACAAAATCCGGCGTTACGCCTGCAGGTCATGTCGGCAGTGTATGTGGCGCTGAGTCGCTGGGAGCCACGGCTGATGCTGGATTCCATCACCATCAACAGCAACTTTGACGGTTCTATGGTGGTGGAGCTGACCGGGCGGCGGAATAACGGTGTGCCTGTGTCCCTTTCCGTATCAACAGGAGCAGAGAATGGCAGTGATTGACCTTTCGCAGTTGCCTGCACCGCAGATTGTGGATGTGCCGGACTTTGAGACGCTGCTTGCCGAACGCAAGGCTGAATTTGTGGCGCTTCATCCTAAAGATGAACAGGAAGCCGTGATCCGTACGCTGGAATTGGAATCTGAACCCGTCACCAAATTGTTGCAGGAGAACGCTTACCGTGAGTTGCTTCTGCGCCAGCGCATTAACGAAGCCGCGCAGGCGGTGATGGTGGCTTACGCGATGGGCGGCGATCTTGACCAGCTCGCTGCCAACTACAACGTGAAACGCCTGACGGTGACGCCTGCTGATAATGATGCTGTGCCGCCCGTTGCGGCTGTGATGGAAAGTGATGAAGCGTTACGCCTGCGTGTGCCTGCAGCCTTTGAAGGGCTTTCAGTTGCGGGGCCAACTGCAGCTTATGAATTTCATGCCCGAAGCGCCGACGGTCGGGTGGCGGATGCCAGTGCAACCAGCCCGGCACCTGCAGAGGTGGTGCTGACTGTCCTTAGCCGCGAAGGCGATGGAACTGCAGAAAAAGACCTGCTGGACGTGGTGGAAAAAGCTCTGAACAGTGAGAACGTCCGCCCGGTGGCTGACCGTCTTACGGTTCGCAGCGCAGAAATCATCCCGTATCGCGTGGAAGCCACCATTTTTCTCTATCCGGGACCGGAAGCAGAGCCGGTAATGGCAGCGGCAAAAGCCAGTCTGCAGAAGTACATTGCCAGCCAGACGAGGCTTGGTCGGGATATTCGCCGTAGCGCCATCTTTGCTGCTCTGCATGTTGAGGGTGTTCAACGTGTGGAACTGGCTTCCCCGCAGGCGGACGTGGTCCTGAACAAAACGCAGGCGGCATCATGTACGCAGTGGAGCGTGACCAACGGGGGAACGGATGAATAGTCTGCTGCCACCGGGTTCAACGCCACTGGAGCGCCGACTGGCGCAAACCTGTAGCGGGATTTCTGATCTGCAGGTGTCACTGCGTGACTTGTGGAATCCGGCAACCTGTCCGGTCAGTTTCCTGCCTTATCTCGCCTGGGCGTTCTCTGTGGATCGCTGGGACGAGGGCTGGACAGAAAGCGTCAAACGCCAGGTAGTGAAGGATGCTTTTTATATTCATCAGCACAAAGGAACCACCAGTGCCGTACGGCGGGTGGTGGAGCCGTTCGGCTTCCTGATCCGCATTATTGAGTGGTGGCAGACCGGAGAAACACCGGGCACGTTTCGTCTGGACATTGGTGTGCAGGACCAGGGCATCACTGAAGATACCTATCTGGAACTTGAGCGACTGATAAGCGATGCCAAACCATGTAGCCGTCATATGATCGGCATGTCCATCAATCTGCAGACCAGCGGCCCGCATTGGGTGGGAGCCGCCAGTTATCTTGGCGAAGAAATCACGATCTATCCGTATATCAACGAAACAATTATTTCCGGCGGCACCGCGTATGAAGGCGGGGCGGTCCATGTTATTGACACAATGAGAGTGAATCCATGAGCACAAAATTTTATACCCTGCTGACGGATATTGGCGCGGCGAAACTTGCCAGCGCCGCCGCGCTCGGTGTGCCGTTAAAAATTACCCATATGGCGGTGGGCGATGGCGGCGGAGCATTGCCGACGCCGGACGCAAAGCAGACAGCACTGGTAAATGAGAAACTCCGGGCTGCGCTGAATATGCTCTATATCGACCCGCAGAACAGCAGCCAGATTATTGCTGAACAGGTGATCCCTGAAAATGAGGGTGGTTGGTGGATACGTGAAGTGGGTCTGTTTGATGAGTCCGGGGCATTGATTGCCGTAGGCAACTGCCCGGAAAGCTATAAGCCGCAACTGGCTGAAGGCAGCGGGCGCACCCAGACCGTGCGCATGGTGCTGATTACCAGCAGCACGGACAATATCACCCTGAAAATCGACCCTGCCGTCGTGCTGGCAACCCGCAAGTATGTGGATGACAAGGTACTGGAGCTGAAGGTGTTCGTGGATGATAAGATGGCAAAACATCTTGCCGCACCGGACCCGCATTCACAGTATGCACCCAAAGAAAGCCCGACATTGACCGGAACACCCAAAGCGCCAACGCCAGCGGAGGGGAATAACACCACGCAGATTGCGACCACCGCGTTTGTTCAGGCGGCACTGATGGCCCTTATTAATGGTGCGCCAGCCACACTGGATACGCTGAAAGAAATTGCCGCTGCCATTAATAATGACCCGAAATTCAGTACCACCATTAACAATGCGCTGGCACTGAAAGCGCCGCTGTTAAGTCCGGCACTCACCGGAACGCCAACAGCCCCCACTGCCGCACAGTCAGTTAACAATACACAGATTGCCACCACGGCTTTTGTGAAATCGGCAATTGCGGCAATGGTGGGGTCTGCACCTGCTGCACTGGATACACTGAACGAACTGGCTGCGGCGCTGGGGAATGACCCGAACTTTGCCACGACAATGCTTAATGCGCTGGCAGGTAAACAACCGCTGGACAATACGCTGACTAATTTGAGTGGAAAGGATGTAGCTGGTCTTCTCGCATACCTTGGTTTGGGAGAAG